ATGAACGGACTAACTGAACAACAGCAAAGAGCCTATGGGCAGCATTATAAAGGCTTCCAATTTGAGGTTGTGGACATTGCCGAAGCCTATGGATTGAATTTTGCCGAGGGGAACGTGCTCAAATATTTACTACGGTGGCGGCGCAAGGATGGATTGACGGATCTCATGAAGGCGAGAGACTATCTCAATCGCTTAATTGCTCAGGAAGAGAAACGACTCAGTGAGGATGGGAGCAATGGGTAAAGACAAGAAGAAGAAACACAAGAAAAAGCACAAGAAGCAGGAAGAGGTGAGTACAGGTGGGTGGGTGTATGAGTTTACCTATACGTTTCCTCTCACCAGTTTCGGAGCTGCTTCCACCGGGAATGGAACTGTGTGGAGCATGTATGTCCCGCCTGTACAGGTGCCGCAGACCTTTCAAGATGCCTTTGAGGATGGAGAGTTGGAACCATGACATTTCCCGTGTGTAGTCAGTGCCTCAAGCCTATCATGTCACTCGGTAGCGCTCTCACCATTGGTGACGTGTGTATGTGTCAGTCTCGAACACGGTTCGTGTGGATCAGTTTTGACCTTGTAACGCGTACGGGGCATGGTGTTATTGAACGTGTTGAGCCTGAGCGTGTGCCAGATGCCTTTCAGCGAGCATTCAGTGATGGGGAGTTGGAGTTATGAACAGTCAAACAGATTTTGTGAAACGCTATCCGTTTGGCTCTGATGCGCCAACGATACAACTTCCAGAATCGAAACCGATGCGCAGTTTCATCCCTGAACGCTTTTCCTTTACAGTTCGGGTTGAGGCGTTGGTGGCGTTCGCTCGGATGAAAGGCTATTCTGAGGAAGATATTGCACGCATCCGGCAGCGACTCGAACCACCGTTGGAATTAATGTCAGTCTCGCTTGATGATATCTATGGTCCAGATGGAGAGGTAGAATCATGAGCAACGATATACTCTATGGCGCTACCGTTCGCATCACGAACAAGTTCGACCGGTTGTTCTTCGAGCAGGTTGGCACCATCACACGGATTTCAGTACGCACGCAGAAGGACGGGGCGTTAGGGAAAAACTATTATATTCAGGCACAGGATATTTCATGTGGACGCTGGTTTCATCGTAGCGAGTTTGAGGTGATTGGGCAGCAGGCAGAGGTGACGCCATGAAAGATGCACTCGTATTCGAGAAAGAAGTGTCGCTCAAGGATTTACGCAATGGGGCTATCTTCGTGACACGGGATGGCGTCTACGCTGTGAAGACGGAGCATCATTTTCTCAATGGTATTAGCGTGTGTGTCTCGTTGGCGAATGGCGAGTATACGCAGTTCAAGTACGGCAATTTGGAGATGGTCAGGGAAGTGAGGATAGCAGAGTGAGCGAGAGAGAATTAGTACAAAAAATCTTGTCATGGATTGAGCGCACTGACCAGGAGAATAGACAAGATGGCACTTCTGGGATGTGGGAACATCGCATGGTAGATAGGTATCTCGTGCTTACTGAGGATATCGAGAAGCTTTGCAAAGAACGATTGAATGCCCTATCTGAGGTGGGCGAGGAACAATTGTCAGGACATTTCCCCGTCATGTGTACTGGTGTTGGTCCAGAACTTGTTCACATACCTGCTAATACATCAATTCAACCCACCGATATCGAGGGTTTATGGGAGATTGTAAAGCAGGTGGCAGAACGCGATTCAACGTATGAGTACGCGGCTGGACATAACTGCCCCTATTGCGACAGCTTCCTGCATAGCATCTCTGCTCCTGGAGAGACATTTTTGCACGAACAGGATTGTATCGTTACGAAAGCTCGGCAACTCATGGAATGGCGTAGGCAGCAGCCACGTATCAAGGTGACAGTTACGATGGATGGTGGAGGGTATTGCAATGCACCTCTTCCAAAGAATGGTGACGTGAGCGAATCCGGTATGGAAGGAAATACAGCAAATGAGTGACAAGAATATCGTCGTCGGGAATGTTCAGCAGTGGCTCCACATGGACAACACACCGTTTCGTGAGATACGCCAGTTATTGCCTGCGTTGCAACAGACAGTTGAGGACGTGCAGAGCGTGGCGTTCAAGGCTGAGGTGGTAGAGGTTCCGTCTCAGAATGAGAACAGCGAGTGGGTAGAGCATCAGGCGACTGGGAAACAGTGGTGGACGTTGGCATTTAGCGATGGGACGAAGACCACCTTTGAGCGGAATGATGACGGGGTGTGCGTTGGGCGTGATCCTGGTGAGACTGTTGTTGAGAGCGCTCAGGCAGAGAATGCAGAAGGTGGTGATTGATGAAAACGTTGCTTGACTTTAATTTCCTCGTTATCCTGAATCTGCTTGTCCTCTTGCTCTGGCCTGCTTCTGGTGCAGTTGTTGGTGATCGGCGCAATGTCCTCTCGATTATCATGGTGGTCCTGACGGTCATTGCGGTGGTGGTTGATATCCTGTTTCTCGCTATTCGCGTGGTGAATGGGTGATTGAACAGAGGAGACAAATAATGGGAATGATATCGCCACGCATTTTACTCCCACATACTCAGCGGCATGTGCTAACGAAAGAAGAACACCCTATGCAAGAAGTGCGGGGATTGGCTGAGGAGATGGGGCAAACGATGATGCCACCACAGGGAGGGAGCGTGATCGCCCCACAGTCTGAGCGAGAATTGCCTTTTGCTTCACTTCCCTCTGGACAAAGCAATCAAGCAACGCTACGCCTAATGAAATCGATAGAAGAGCACATCCAGCATAGAGGTATTGGACGCATACGTATCTCAGCCTCGATCTGGCCCAGTTTGGGGAAACCTCAGACACCGGATGCGTGGCAACAAGCGTTATTGCTACCTGAAGGGTGGCGCGTTGAATTCGTTGAACACACCTCTCTCCAGATATTAGACGATACGTATTCGGTCTTTGTTTCACATGAAAGTATCCCTGTTATCGAAGCAGATCAGTATTACCCTGATGTTGTGCCTCACTATAGCGTTCTTTATGACCAGAAGACAGGGAAGAGAACTCGGGTTGAACTGAACCGCATTGATATCCTGCAATGGGATGGTGAACACAGGGAGTTGATAAACGCTCCTAACTCTGGTGGGGATACGGACATGCGACATGAGAAGTAATCTGCTACTAGAAGGGGCATACTATGCCTGAAAAGCCACGTGTACGTCTTCCTATAAAGAGTCCCGTGACAGGATACACCCTTGCGCTTATGTCTCACGAGGGATTAGTTCTCTACTGCAAGCATACACGTACATGGGAAGTGCATTCCATTGATGAGATCCTACGCATGTATGAAGAAGTTACAAAAATGACCGAGACTACTACTACTCAGGACAAGACGGCATGAGGACTAGACGTGTTATAATTGCCGTGTTATAATTGCTAGTAAAGAAACTGCATTCGCAGTGACATAGATATGGCCCTCGGTCGCCAACCATATAGGTGTGGCGACCTTTTTTATGCCCACATGGGAATGATGCGAGTCAATGTCAGAAAATGTTAGTCTTACGCCCAAACAAGAGCGAGTCATTGGTGAATTACTGCAAGGAAAAACGATTGTTGATTCAGCAAAAGCCTGCGGAGTTGCCGAACAAACCGTCCATCGATGGTTGAAGGACTCGACGTTTCAGCGTGCGTATGATGAAGCTCGCCAACAATTGCTCAATCATTCCATCACGGCGCTCCAACTCAAGTTTGACAGGGCTGTCAAAACGCTCGACCGCCATACGGATGCGCCCCAGACCATTCCGAGGGATCAGATACGGGCGGCTGAAGTCATTGTTGAGAAAACGCTGGAGACAGCCAAACTTGTCGAGCGGATTACCGAGCTAGAAAATCAACTTGCAGCACAAGAACAAGACAGGATGTATCTGGTGATGTTCGATCTGAGGACAGTCACCAAAGAGGAACGGGAGACACTGAAGGCTATTCATGATCGCATACGCTCCAGAACAACAACCGAAAACGCATAACGATATCGAATTCGAGCGCTACCAATGGGAATCCATTTCGCTCTATGATTTCGTGTGCGAATTCTGGTCAGTGATTGAACCTGGAAAAACGTTCGTGCCAGGAAAGCACATTGAGGCCATATGCGAACACTTAGAAGCAGTACTCGACGGTCGAATTACCCGTCTTATCGTCAACATGCCTCCAAGACACGCGAAATCGTCCATTATTGGGGTGATGTTCCGGGCATGGGCGTGGGTGAAGAAATCCTCTATCCGTTTCCTCTGTGCTTCCTATGCGCTTTCTCTTGCCACACGTGATAATGTGAAGGTTCGTCGCTTGTTGCTTTCTCCCAAATTCCAGCAACATTACGGGCATCTCTTTACCTTGACCCGTGATCAAAATGCGAAAATCAAATTTGAGAATAACCAGCGTGGTTCCAGTCAGGCCGTCAGTTTTGGTGCAAGCACAACAGGTGAAGGTTTTGATATTGGCATTATCGACGATCCCCATTCTATCGACGAAACTCGTTCTGATGTTACACGTGAAGGAACACTGGAATGGTTTAAGGATACATGGTGTACGCGTCCGAATGACCCAAAGACCAGCGCTATGATTGTGGTGGGGCAACGCGTCCACGAGCAGGACTTGAGCGGCTACATTTTGAGCGGTGAGACTGGCGAACATTGGGTCCATCTCAACTTGGCAACTGAGTTCGAGCCACTTGATCGATGTGTGACACATCTCCCTGATGGTACAACGTTCTGGGAAGATTGGCGCGAATTAGAGGGGGATCTGCTCTGGCCTGATCGGTTTCCACGTGAAGTTGTTGAGCGAGCAAAACGACGACATGGACCATTCGCTTACGCTGCACTCTTCCAGCAACGTCCTACTCCTGCTATCGGCGGCATTTTTGATCAGCGCAATGAGCGGACATTTGAAGAAAACCATGATACCTATTTCTTGCATACTCCTGTTGGAATCAAACCAGTCAAAAAGGCGGCTTGTGAAGTCTTCATGACGGTGGACCCGGCTATCTCCGAGAAACAAACGGCTGATTTTATGGTCATCGGCACCTGGGCAAAGACCCCTATCCGCGATCTGCTCCTCCTCAATATCAGGCGCGGACATTGGGGGCATGCTGACCAGCAAGACGAGATTGAAGAGGAGTTTAGAGAGTCGGGATCTGAGTATGTAGCTGTTGAGACAGTGGCATATCAGGCAGCGCTTTTTCAAGACTTGCTGGCAAAAGGCATCATGTGTAAACCGTTCACTCCGAAGTCTGATAAAGTGTTGCGTTCCAACGGTTCGGCTATTTGGCACCGCAATGGCAAGATGTATTTTCGTGCATTGGCAAAATGGTTGGAAGACTTACGTAAGGAGTTATACAAATTCCCGAAAGCGGCGAAGGATGATCAAGTTGATATGGTTTCCCTTGCTGGCATTGCTGTGCGCTCACGCGGTCCCCTTTCCGAAGATACTGATGAGGAGGAAATCCCAGAGCCAATTGAGGGTGCAGCAAGCGAAAAAGTCTCTTTCACACAGAACTGGCATGATCCCGATGCCCTTGCGCCTGTTGTCATCTCGCAGCGTAAAGAAGTTGACGCATTTGCTTGGATTGAGCGTCATGGAGGGTGGGAATAATGCCGAATCTCTTCACACGTCTGATGACATCCTTTGCCATGAAACTCAATCCGGCATGGCTACATCTTTCCTCCTACTCGGATACGCCGCAAGCGATCACTATGAACCGCTCATATAAAACGTATGCAAAGGAAGGCTACAAAAATAGCGATACACTTTATAAGTGTATTTCCTATACCATTCGTAACGGCGCAACTATCCCGCCCAAGCTCTATACAGATACCACCTGTCAGAAGGAAATCGAACAGCATCCCCTGCTTGATCTGCTCAAGAGGCCCAACCCTGAGCAATCTGGGATCGCGTATCGTGAGGCGGTTCTCGGGTATAAGTTGCTTGCAGGCAATAGTTTCCAGTACGCTATCCGCGCACATAAGAAAGGTATCCCTGACGAATTGTGGCCCCTACGTCCTGATCGTATGCAATTGCTTGTCGTTCCCCAGAAGGGGATAGTGGGGTATCGCCATGAGGATATGGACGTGCCGATTGATCCCGCCAACATCGGGCATACCAAATACTGGAATCCTGATGACGATAATGAGATCGGTATGGGGATGAGTCCGGTGGAAGCGGCCTCGCTCAATATCGACATGCAAATCGCTGGGAAGAAGTGGAATCTAGGACTCCTTCAGAACGGCGCACGTCCCCCTGGCATCTGGAAAATTCCAACGCTTATGGGGCCAAATGAACGCCAAAGGTTAGAGGAGAAATTAAACGAGAAATTTGGCGGTGCCAAAGGTGCTGGCAAGAGTCCTCTGTTTGATGGAGGACTCGACTGGAAGGGGACAGGTCTGGCACCTGCACAGATGGACTACCTGGATAGCCTGAAATTCAACGGTGGAGCTATCGCCAACATTTTTAACATTGCGCCTCAACTCGTGGGCGACTCCAGTGCATCCACCTACGATAATATGAAGCAGGCGAAGATCTGGTCCTACACTGAAGCGATCTTTCCTGAGCTTGATGACCTCTATGGACTTTGGAATATATGGCTGGTGCCGATGTACGCTGATTTAGCACGTAGCGGTGCCTATCTCACTTACGATAAAGAGAGCGTTGAGGTCATCCAGGAAATCATTCAAGCGCAGAAAGATGCTCAGACAGAACGCGCCAATAATCTCTGGCTTTCGGGCTTGCTCACTCAGAATGAGGCGCGGGAGATCGCGGGGCGTCCATCGCATTCACAGGGGGATGTCTACCGTATTGGTGACGTGTTGGTGCCTGCTGAGCAGTTGCGAGCCTATGCAGAACAAAGCTTGACACTTCCGGCTGCGCCACCGCTACCCCAACCAGAGCCACTTTCAGCCCTGCCTGCTCCCCAGCACACGGATGCGCCGATACTAGACGAGGGCGTGCAGCAAGAGAGTGAACCAGATCAGATGGAAACGAATACACGCAAAACATATACCGGTCTCTATCCGGTCGGACCTGCTCCTCGTCCGCGTCAGCAGCAACGAGAAGCGTATCAGCAATTCATGGCGGAGGTATTGTAATGCCAACAAGCACAGTGGCGAGGGAGACAAAAACCCTCTCCTTCCAGGTCAAGGCGACCGGAATTGCGACCAATAGCCAGGGGCAAGAGGTCGGGCAAATCGAAGCGTACGGGGCCGTCTTCAATAACGTCGATGAGGGCAACGATCGTATTCTCAAGGGTGCTTTCGCACGGACCATCAATAATAGCAAGTCCCGTGCAAAATCTCGCGAGAAGCCCTATCTGCTCAAGATGCTTTGGCAGCATAAAACTGATGAAGTCATTGGTGGGTGGGCTGATCTCTCTGAGGACGACTTCGGGTTACGTTGCAAGGGGGATGTCCTACTTTCCACGCAGCGCGGACGCGAATACTATGAATTGGCAAAAGCGGGGATGATCGATGAGTTTTCGATCATCTATGATGTCATGCAAGGTGGCTCGCACTATGATAAATCGGGCGTGCGTGACCTCTCAGAGTTACGCCTCTATAGCATCGACCCGGTAACGTTTGCCATGAATGACGAGACCTATCTCGTTGGCGTCAAATCGGCTACAGAAGTACCTGAACTCAAAACGGCGTGCGGGAGTACGTCAGGGCCGATTGGTCCACGTGATGAGAGTTGGGACGGGTCTGCTGCCAAGCATTGGATTTGGGGGAAGGCGCTTGATGACGAGGGCAATGTCAAGCCATCCGTCGCGAAGAAATACTTCATGCGGGTGGATGGAGATCCTAGTCTAAAGGGATCGTATGGCTACCCTTTCTGGACCAATGACCATATCAGCGTTGGAGGCGTCAAAGCGGTGGCAAATGCACTGGCTGGGGCGCGTAACGCTGATGCTGGCGAGGATACCGCAGGGATGCGTCGTAAGGTAGAACGCCTGTATGGGCGCATTAATAGTAAGTATCCAGATGCCGAACCACTGGTTCCCCCCTGGAAAGACGATGACGGCAAAAAATTTTCTACCTGGCAGCGTAAGTCCTTTGAAGAACACTACAACGAAGAAATGTCTGAGGACCTTTTGGAAGACTTACAAGAGGTTTGGTATACCGCTTTTTGTAAAACCATTGTAGATGCCTTCAAAATAGGTGATGAGCCTGAAGTTGACGTCGGCGAAGCCCTGGATGCTTTCAAAATGCGATTTATGAAAGATTGGCTTCCTCGCGCTGTTGAGTGCGGACTCTCTGAATATCTCGCCACTGACGACATGGATTCCCCCTTGCGTCTGTATGGATACTACGGTTATATGTCCAGCCGTCGCCCTCGATCTCAAAAGGCAGGTCGTTCGATATCCGCAGTCAACGCACAACGCATTCAGGACCACATAGATAATCTCAAAGCAATGGCGCGTGACCATATGAAGTCTATTCACTCGGTTGCCGATGACCTTGCGACGATAACGCAAGGCAGTGAAGCGTCTTACGGGAGCGACGAAGGTACGCCCGATGATGGACGACAAGAAGGGAAATCAGCCACCTCGTATACAGATACACGTGGCACTCAGGAGCGCCCGTCACCAGACACCGTGAATGAGGATGAAATTTCTGAATTCCTTCATCAATTGCAACACCTGAAGATCCCAAATTAGAGAAAAGAAAACACTTGATGGTATGCCTCGGTCACACAATTTTGTGTCGAGGTGATAGGAGCATTCTATGCCGACACTACACGATATTATGGAGGAAGTGAAAAGCATCTCACATACGCTCAATGACCGTATCGATACGCTGGACAAAGAGCAGAAGCAGCTAGGTGAGTCGCTTACTTCCAAGACTGGTGAATTCCCCGCTGAGTACAAGGAATCGCTCGACCGCATGCAGCGCGATCTTGACGGACTCATGACAAAGGTCGATCAAGCTCGGATTGAAGCGGCTCGACCAAACATCGCAGCCAAGAGTAAAGAGCGCAGTCAGGAACACAAAGCTTTTGTGAAGGCCATGCGCAAACAGGGCGACATCAACATGCTCTCTGATGACGAGAAGCGGCTCATCGTGCATTCCTATATGCCCGAGGAGCGCAAAGTTCTCTACGCAGGTGATGCCGTGAGTGGTGGTTTTTTCGCTGCACAAGAGTTCATCGACGAGTTGTTTGAGTACCGGCTGCTTATCTCAAATATGAGAAAGATTTGCCGCGTCCAGACGACTTCAGGCGAATCGGTCAAAATGCCTTCGCTTGCCGATGATGCCAGCGCGTACATGGCGACTGAACAATCTTCCTACACAGACAGCACCGACCCGACCGTCCATATGCTCAATATTCCAGTACATGAGGCACGTGGCAAATTGCGCATCTCTGAGCAAAACTTGGAAGATAGCATGTTTGATCTGGAGGCGCTCATCAAAGAGCGCCTGATGCTGAAATTTACACAATTGGAGGGGAAGAAGTTTATTACTGGGACGGGGACGGGAGAACCTCGTGGTATCCGCAACTACCCAACGAAAGCCTCTAGTTCGTACTCGGGTGGCAGCGCAGGAAAGAATAACGTCATTGACGCTATCCCCTACGTCCAGAGTACCGCAGGTGTGGGCAAACTGAATGCGGACGACTTCTTGAACCCGCTAGGCGACCTCAAAGAAGACTACGAGCCGAATGTAACCTATGTAATGACACGCGGCACGCTCTGGACTGCCCGCCTCTTTAAAGACTCGCAGAACCGCCCGCTCTGGCAACCCTTTGCCGCCGATGGTCTTCCTGGCACCATCTATGGGCGTCCTTACGTTACAATGCCTGACATGGATGAGATCGCCACTGGGAACTATCCCCTGATCGTTGGTGATTTCTCGAAGTATATGATCGTGGATCGCCTGACCATGAACATGCGCCAGTTGAATGAGCTGTATGCGGAGCAAGGGTTGGTCGGATTCATCGCTCGTATTCGCTTCGGTGGCGATGTGTTGATCCCTGAAGCGTTCCGCCTGGTCAAAGTCAACTAACACAACTTGTAAGGGGAACCACTCTAACAAGGGAGGATAGATACAATGCGAGATATTGTAAGTGAGATTGGCACCTTTTACAGCGGTCTCACTGCTGCACCAACCATCTCATCGACGCAAACCAGCGCAGCGGTCAAACTGACTGGGTATGACGGCGCGATGATTTACATTCTTGCCCCAACTGCAACCAGTGCTGGCACCATGACGCCAGTTGTGCAGTATACCAATGACGACGGCACAGGCAACCCGAATAGTGGCGGGTGGACCTCTGTTCCTACCAGTGATTTAGTCTTGTGGACTTCAACTTCTGCTACCGACCGCACACCTGTACGAGTCGGTAATTCCCAGCCGTTGCAGTTGACCAGTTCAGTGGCACTCTACCAGCGGGTTGGATATGTCGGTGGTATTGCCGGAACATCTGATTATATTCGCGTGGTCTCGACTGTCGCAAGTTCCTGGTCAGCCCCCTACGATGTGATTATCGTGCTTGGTCGCCCTCGTGTTCTGCCAGCGTCGGTCTAGTAGGCGCGAAAGGAGAAGAATATGCCATATCCAGTAGCGCCTGATGTGCCTGCGAATAGTGCAGCACCAATTGATGGGCAAAAGGCAAGTTATCGCGTAGCCGCACTCAAGCTTGCAGTAGCAACCGGCGCAAACGTGATTTTCACCCTCACTGGCAGCGCGACAAAAACCGTTCGCGTGACCAGAATTGAGTTGTCAGGCACGTGTGCAACGACAGCAAAGGCAGTCAATTTTTTCATCGCGAAGTATTCTACTGCGGCAAGCGGTGGCACGACTGGAACCGCACCTGCCATTGTGCCTCACGATAGCACCAATGCGGCGGCAACTGCGACCGTTGCGGTTTATACGGCAGATCCCACAGCAGGCACCGCCGTTGGCAATATTGCCACTGGCAACCTGTTCATGGCTGTGACCGGATCAACAGTGGCACCCGGCCTCTATGCTGCTAGTTTTGGAGATCGACCATCACAGGATATCGTCTTGCGCGGGACATCTCAGCAACTTGGCATTAGCCTGAACGGTGAAAATACGGCGACATCTGTAGTCGATGTCGTGGTGGAGTTCACCGAGGAGTAATCTGGTATGGGTAGCGTGTTCAAGGTCATCACCCCGCCATCGAGCGAGCCGATAACGCTGAGCAATGTGAAGGATTGGCTCAACATAGACTTCTCATCGAAGGATACGTTGATTTCCAATCTCATCACTCGTGCACGTTCGTACGCTGAGACGGTGACAGGTCGCGCACTCGCTACCCAGCAGATTCAGCAGATTGACACGATTGCCCGTCCTGATGGAGGGGTGCTGTCAGGCCCAATCAAGCCTGGACCAAACTGGTATGTGTATAATGAACAATTAGGTGCTAACCCCTTTGGACCCGCCCAGTATTATCACGATCTGTCCATGCCGCCTATTCAATCCAGCAAGACGATCAGCGTCCAGACGAAGATTACAGCGTTTGATGACTGGGTGGATTTTGACCTCACCTCCCATCAAACATGGATTGATGACACGTCGGAACCAGCGCGGATGTACTTTCAAGATCCGATTACAGCCAATTTCTGGAAGTTTGTGTACTGGACCGGTTACGATGCCACCTATTCCTATGAGATCGCACCAGACATCTTGCAAGCGGTGTATGAGCTTGTTTCCTATTGGTATGACTATCGCGATGGTGGTGGAGACTCGGACCGTCTCCGGCAAATCCAAGCGAAGTTACTTGCGAAGCGGGTGATTTGGGCATGAGAACGCAACGAACGGATAGCGGAGTGTACAATCGCCCTGCACAGGTCCAAGCACCTGCCGCCTATGCGGATGATGGGCAAGGCGGCAATAGCAATGCAAACCAATGGACGATAGTGCGAAGTCCGATGATTCGCTTATTGCAACCAGCGAGTATGAGGAATCTGTTCAGTCGATTGTACCAGTACAGCCAACTCTATCCAGACGCTACCCACTTTGCGACAATGCGCTATGCCAGTGATGTGACCATTGATGCGACGATGCGGTTGCTCGTCTCGTATCGCACTTTCCAGATCATTGGCGCGGAAGATGTTGACCTGGAAAACGTCACCACGATTCTGGCATTGGTGGAATATCAAACGGGAGGGAGCCAATAGATGGGATTGCCAACGATTGCCATCCAACAGGCTGCTCTTACCCGATATCGAGCAGATACAACCTTGCGAGGACTGCTTGGGGGAAATGCACCTACATGGAAAATCTTTGACGAGAACGGTGCGCCAACGAATACACCATTCCCGTACATGGTGGTCTATCCCATCAGAGCAGACAGTGGAACAGCCCTGACGTTTGCACTTGATGCAGTAGACTCCATCTTCCATGTGAGTGTCTATACACAACAGGGGGCATCAGGTGGACTAGCATTTGCTCGATCTATCGTCAAGCGGGTGTATGACACGACACATAAGATCCCGTTTGATCTCTCGTCCTCGGGGTTTACGAACTTCTTTCTGCTGTTTCAGAGTGAGGAGGTGCCAGAATCACGAGATGGAATCACACAGCAGATAGATGTCAAATTCAAATTGATGACACAGGGGTAGCCATGACATCAAAAAAACAAGACAAGACGCTTGATGAGAAACTAGCAGCGCTGGGCTACACAGATGGGATTGAGACCAAACCAGGACAGGAAGACATGCTGATGCTCTACGTGCAAGAACATCTCATCTGTTCCGTGTCCTACGCACTGGAGATGTCTGACGAGCAACTCAAGGCACTGCTCGATGAGACAGTACAAGGTGTGGAAGAGGGAGAGCAAGGCTGATGGCTGTAGTGCAAGAGTATCCCAAAGGGCGCGATTTCACTGCTGAGGAACTGATCGGGCGACAAATCAGAATTGAGGGTCCAGTCCCGAAAAGGGGAACACCACCTATCGGGGTTGGCATGATGGTGATTGCTGATGATGAGATGGTAGGCAATGTGACGAAGGTAGTGCTGAACATCGAACCGTGCAGTATCGTTGAGGCAACGTTGACGCTTTGGACAACAGGGCGAGATGTTCCCACTGAAGAGGTCACACTACGAGACAATATTGAACTGTCCTTCTCTGCCATCGTCTCAGAGGTGCAATAGTGAGTGCAAAGGTCTCGGTTGTTCTTGAAGGTCTCGACACGGTGCTCAACAATCTCACAAAGATTGAGGAGAAGGCACCGCAGAACCTTCAAACACAGATCGAGCGACTTGCAAAGGACGCGAAACAAGTTTGGCAACAGAACACACATCGCAGATCGGGACGCATGCAGAGTGAGGAGCGTGTGGAAGTCGTTCGGTTTGGGTTCTCACTCAATAACATCACAAAATATTATGATTGGGTGAACGATGGGCATCTCACGGCGCGTGGATGGCGCACCCGACGTGGCTACCGTTTAGCGAAACGTCGCTCACGCGTTCCAGGGCAGCATATGACTGAGAAGGCAATGGAGTTCGTCACACAAAATATCCTAGAGTATCTCTCCAAATTTCTTGATAATGTATAGAGGAGACCGTAGTGACAACAAGCTCATCAATACAATATAATAGAAGCAGTGAGCAGGCAGAGCGAATCCCGGTCTTCTGCGACAAGACAAAAAAGTTGCTCACTCGCATTGATGCTGCGAGCCTTGTGCAGTTGATAGAAGTGCAAGGGGGGCAATGGTGCTGGTGTCGAGGTTGTCACATGGAACATCATATCCTGTGGAAAGACCTGACGCCGAAATAAAACAACGCCTGGTTATTTTCAGGCTGTGAATAGACCAATCAAATAACTCAACCGGAGCCAACAGAGCCATAACTGAAATTTCGTTTCAGGTGTGGCTCTCTTTTTATGCCATGCCGTCATGAGAAAGGAAAATCTCGTGACCGCTTTAGCAGGAATCGGCGCAAGTGCCTCTGGCGCGGCGACCGTTATCAATGAAGCATCCAAGTGGACGCTCAGCATTAAAAATGCCGTGAAGGATGTGACCCCATTTGGCGCATCCGGTAGTTGGCAGATCAACATTCCAACGATTAACAGTTGGACATGTAAAGTCACTGCATTCATCGACGGGAGCGACACCGAACAGGTCAACCTCTACGCCCTCATCGGTACATCGGTGGCGCTTATCCTCAAAGTCGATGGCACCCACAACTTCGCCGGGAACGGCATTTTGACGGGCATTGATCCGTCAGTGGACGTACAAGGGGCAGAAACGGTAGATTTTTCATTCACTGGAACCGGAGCCGTTGCTTACACTTAATGTACGAAATGGAGTATAAGCAATGAGCGCATATGCAGGCATAAGCGGCGATGTATGGCTCTCAACATCGCCTCCCACAGCACTTGGCAGTCCTGAAACCGCCAATGATAGTGGCGACCATATCCACTATTTCATGGCAACGCATCAAGCCTGGGACTGGACAAAAACGTTGACAGTGCAATGCTCACCAAATGGCTCGACGGGTTGGGCAACCGTCACAGACTATCAATTTTACTGGCCGGTCGGTGAAATTGTCTTCAACACTGCTAGATCGGTCGGGACCAACAACTTTGTGCGAATCTCGGCTGGTAGTTACTTCACGCTCTCTCAGTTGAGTGGTGCGCATGCCTGGAAAGCGCAAGCAAAGGCGAACACGAAGGACTGCACACCGTTCCAAGCGAGCGGAAGCTATGCCACCTATACAGCCACCACAAAGCAGATGACATTCAGTGTGGATTGCTACAGCCAGGACGCTCGCATTCTCAACGAGATGATCGTAGGCGTGGGCAACATCAACACATCTGGTGGCATCGTGGTCTGCCAACTCTACTGGGACAAATCTGGAGGCAAACGCTATCAGTTCTTCGGACTGCCAACAGGCGTGGACACCACTGTTGCCGCCAACGACATTGACAAACAAAGCGTCAAGATGAGCGCTGACGGTCCGGTGTACGAAGTCCTGAGCAACACCTTTAATACAACCAATGTCAAACAGATGTAGAAAGCAATTCTATGGAAACAACAGCAGAACTTGATACCAAACAAGAGCCATCACCATCACCAAACGGACATGACGAGACGTGGAAGAGCTTTGATAGTGACGACGCATTCTTGCAGCACATCATCTCAAAAGAGCCTGTTGAGGAGCTTGTAGAGGTGCCTGAATGGGGTGTGAAGGTGTTATGCAAAGCTTTGTACGCTGAAGCGCGTATCGAGGTGGAAGCGCAAGCCTACGATTCCCAGCACAAGCGCACAAACTACGCTCCACACACCCATCTTGTCGTCATGCATGGTTGCTACAATCCCACAACGGGCAAGCGAGTATTCAACAAAACACACGAAGAGATATTGAAAGATCCGCGCAACGGTGGCGCTGTTGTGCGCTTGGCGTTTGTCATCCTACGGCTCTCTGGCATGCTCAGTGGTGATGTGGAACACGCGAAAAAAAACTAGAGAATGGGACACTGTATGATGCCTACCGGCTCACTGAACGACTCGGCTACCGACATGTACAGGATTTCTTGCGAGATCAGACAGGCGGGCAATTGGCGGGATGGCTTGCGTACTTACGCATTGATGACGAGGTGCAAACGCAGCGACTCACCGTTGCCTTCATGAGAGCGTTTGGGGGCGGTCAACAACCTGTACAACAGCCGGTACAGAGCGAGGAAGTCATCGATACAACTGATCCCGATTTTGTGAAGCACTTTCGAGGGATCAACTACGAAAAGCCGAAGCCGAGAAGACGGCAACCACAGAACACACAATTCATAACTGGATAAGGAAAGGAGGTGAGAAAAGAATATGGCAGATGCGGGAGAAGTGAAAGCGAAAGTAACAATAGAATATGACGGTTCAGGTATTAAACAGGCAAAAGAAGATTTAGCATCTCTTGCTGAGAGCGCAGGGCGTGTTGGGGAAAGTGCTGGGAAAGCTAGCGAAGGATTGACAGGGCTTGATGAGCAGATGGTGTCCAATGCGGAAAGTGCGCGAGGGTTCTCTTCTGTATTAAGCGAACTGCCAAAGATTGCAGAAGGTGGGACATCAACCATTTCTGAGATGACCGGTATGCTCTCAGAGCATCGGGATGCCATAGAAGAGACAGGGACGGCGTATGAGTCATTCTCTGAGAATGTGCAGAAAGCGTCAAAGTCGCTTAGGGATGGTGCGGAGAGTGCGAACCTGCAAAATGCCAACCTCAATACCGTTGCGCAAATGTGGAATGATCCAGCGCCTTTTGAGATGCTCCAACAACATCTACAGACAACAGGGCAAAGTTGGGCTGATTTCTCGACATCGGTGGGTGAAGATAGAGTTGCTCAAATCGAAGCGCTGAGAAGCCTCTCTGAAGGGTCGTATCCGTTGCTCAACACCATATCTTCTAATGTCGAAGCAACTGGCACCACCTTTGCAAAATCGGCTGAAAATATGCAGGTATTCACTGAGGCAACAGGCAATAGTAGTAAAAATCTCAGTGAAATGGCTGCAAAGACGTATGATGCTGACCAGGCTGTCTCTGAATTTTTAGGGAATAGAAAAGGATTTAGCGCGTTCGCCGATCAAGCCCAAACTGCCGATCAAGCCGTTGCTGAGTTTTTAGGAAAAACAAAAGCAGGTATCAATGAGTTTGGTGGAGTAGGTGAAGCACTGTACGGGCCAATGGAAGGCATAAAACCTGTAAGTCTTGGCGGGGCATTCAGCGAGGTGATGGGCGGCGTTGGAAACATGCTCAACGAGATCGCGATGCCTTTGATGGCTGCGCAGATGATTGGCATGGCTGTGCAACAAGTCGGACAGGCGATGTACGATAGTGCGGCCATCGCTGAAGGCCCAGCAGCACACTCATTTGGCACTTTTACGGGTACTGTCGATGCGTTGGGGCAAAGTTTACAACATGCAACCGGGCAGTTTTCGGAAGGGTTTGGGAAAGCACTACTTCCAACGCTGAATGCGCTAAACGATCAAGCATCGAGTGGTGATCTGGGTGGATTAGGGCAGTTTTTCGGTGGACTAGGCTCAACGATAGCCAATCTATCGCTCATCACGACTGGTGTTGATCCGCTTGGGGGTATGCACGGACTCATCAATCAGGGTGCGGCACTGCTTGGCTTGCAACAACCATTTCAGGGGCCAGGACCAGTTTCTCAATCAGAAATTCAATATCAGCAACAAATGGCGGCTCTGCCGCAAACTGTGCAACAGAATGCACGACAATTGCAATATCAGGCGAACTTGACGATGGCTGATGCCACTAACCCGGAGTGGCTGGCTCAAAACAATGAGAATATGGCAAGTCAGAGAGCTGCTGCATATTTAATCCAAGATTACAATATCAGACACCCAATACCACAATCACAAGTTATCGCAAATGCACGCTACAACGCATACGCCGCTCAACAGGAACAGAACTATCAGGAACAAATGGCACAAGATGGTGGAGGGTATGGTCCAGTAGATTTTGGAGGGTTTTGGGGTGGCGTATTTGCAAATAACAATAGTGGATCGAATGCCAGTTCAAACCGCTATGGATCGCGTGCGCCAGGACAGATGGCAACTGGTGGAGGCTGGCAGGGTAGCGGCGGCGGTGGCTTTGATATCGGTGGTTTTTTCAGTGGCATAGGGAAATCACTAAGCGATATATGGACTGCGCCAAATGGTGGTGCCGATACGCTCGGCATGCTCTTTAGCCCGCAAGCCTGGGGATTCGGTCAAGCAGCAGCGCCTCAAACATTTACAGGTGGCTGTTTCGTTGCTGGGACGCCTGTCCTCATGGCTGATGGCACGAGCAAGCCTATTGAGGCATTGCGTGTTGATGAGCAGGTGTTGGCCCATGATGGTACAAAGCAAGTTCCTGCAACCATTATAGGCTGTATCAGTTTCCCAGCGAAGCAAACCTATGAACTGACGTTCTCAGATGGTAAGACGCTAACAACGACAGACTCACACCCCCTTGCAGGGGCGGATGGCTGGAAATCTATTTCACCAGCAAGTACAGCACAAGAAAACCCTGGATTGCCTGTTACCGCGTTGCAAGTTGGAGACGAGATTTACACCGCTGATGGCACGCTCTGTCGTCTCCTCTCCATCGAAACGCACGAAATAACAACCGTCTATAACATCACCGTCGATACAGTCCATACCTACTACGCCGCTGGCATCCTGGTTCACAACGCGAAACAGGGTAATATCGGATCGCAAGTCGGGCAGCAAGCCTCTGAGCAAATTGGCGATATCCAGTTGCCGCATATAGACCTCTCTGGCATGGCCGCCCAGTTGGGCGGGAGCTTTTCAGGTATTCAACTACCTCATTTGGACATGTCAGGCATCGCGTCGGGACTCGGCAGTGCATTTTCTGGTATTTCGCTCCCCCATATCGATATGAGCGGCATTGCAGGCGGGCTTGCAAGTGCATTTACCGGGATATCCATGCCGCCTATTCCCGATATTGGAAGTCAGATCAGCGGAGCGCTCGGTAGCATGTTCACTGGTATCTCCATGCCCGCCATTCCTGATATCGGCGGGCAGATAAGTGGAGCATTAGGGGGCATGTTTGGCGGCATATCGATGCCAAGTATTCCAGATATTGGCGGCATGATTTCAGGGGCCATGACCGGCATGTTCGGGGCCATTACCGTGCCTTCTCCACCTGAAGTTGGCGCGATGATTTCAGGGGCTATGAGCGGCATGTTTGGGGGTATTGATGTGCCATCACCTCCTGAAGTGGGAGCCATGATTAACGGAGCCATGTCAGGAATGTTTGGAGGTATCCAGGTTCCCACGCCGCCCGATGTAGGGGCGATGATTAACGGAGCCATGTCAGGAATGTTTGGTGGGATATCGGTTCCCTCAGTGCCATTTTTTGCATCAGGTGTGAGCAATTTTGCAGGTGGTGCGGCAGTGGTGGGCGAAGCTGGCATGGAAGTAACTGAGTATAACGGGCGCTATGCACTGTTCGACCAGGGCGCAACATTTGTCAATTTGCCAGCGGGAGCAAATGTCTATCCAATGCAAGATATGAATTCATATTCATCACCACGCATGATGGCACAGGGGACAGGCAGCGGTGGCTTCTCACCTCTTAGCGTTGGAGGTGGCATGCCGCAATCCATCAATGTCAATGTCCATCTGGATTCACAAGCAATTTTATCTGCAATAGGAATGCCGTTCGCGCAAGACATCAGGGTCGCGACTGGCAACAGAAGTTATTAAGGAGCAAATACTATGGGAGCAGCCACGTGTCAGGAGGGTAAAAATAGTGTCTGAATTGGCTTTACAGGCTGGTTTATGGTATAATAAACACATTATTCATGTGTTGCCCCCGCGCTGTTGCAACCAGCCGAGGGCATGGAAACATCTGTTAAGGAGACGTTTCATGGATACCTTACCACCTCATGCCAACAATGACAAGCTCTCACCTTATATCCCTCACGCTTCTGGCATCTATAAGATTACCTGTATAGTGAATGGAAAGTTTTATATTGGCAGCGCGGTAGATCTCAATACGCGACGATATGATCATTTCAGCACGCTGAGACGGAACACACACGCTAACCCTCACTTACAACGCGCATTCAACAAGTACGGGAAAGAAGTTTTCACCTTTGAAATTTTAGAGCTGGTGCTTATTCCTGAGATGCTCACGGCAAGAGAGCAGTATTGGTTCGATAAGTTACGCCCGTTTGGACGGAGGGGCTACAACATTGCCCCTATCGCCGGATCAAACTTGGGGAAACATCACACCCCAGAAACACGCGAAAAACTAAGGCAGATCCATCTTGGCACGAAAATGCCCCCTGAATCTGTAGAGAAGTCGAGACAAGCCCTCTTGGGAAGAAAACTCACTGCTGAACAATTAGAAAAGCGAAGAGGCAGAAAGCATACACCCGAAAGCATTGAGAAGATGAGGGCAAGAAAGCCGACACCTGAGACGCGGGAGAAACTGAGAGCAGCCAAAAGTTCCCCTGAAGCACGTGAACAACTGAGGCAGAGACAACTCGGCAAGAAGCTATCTCCTGAGACAAAGGAGAAACTTCGGCAGAAAAATCTAGGAAAGAAAATGTCGCCTGAAGCAATCAAAAAGTCTTGGGATGTCAGGCGTGCTAAGCAAAAGGAAAGATTATCACAAAACGCTTGTGAAGACATACAACCATAACATTTTCGGTAATCTAATGTCGTTATCAATTCTCCTCAGATGCCTAAAAACTCTCTGAGGGGAATAAAGGAGTTAATTTTATGGGAGCTTGCACGGCGCAAGGCCAAGCGGGTACAGGAGCATCAGTTTCGTGGGCGAACGCGGAAGGCGGGGTAACTTTTAACCTCGCCGATTCCATCACCTCAACGACGCCAATAGCTATCCCGACTAGCACCGGCACCAATTTTTCGTGGATCAAGAACCTCGTGATTGCGGTGACAGTGACAGGGACAACGACACTTTCGAATAGAACCATCAAAATGTCAGGCTCACCATCAACTGGCCTTGCGATGTTCTGGAAAGCGGTGGCCGTTGCGTCATATGCGCAAGCAGCATCAGGCAATCGCCCAACTGCAAGCGGCTCGAATGGAGCCACACCAGCCGGCTACACGGCCATGACGACAAGCGCTGTACAGTATGACGGTTCAAGCGTGGCGTCATCGAGCACCGGACCAAACGGGAGCATGGCGGTTTGTGTTATC